ATAGAGAACCCACCCCTTTTATATCACACCCCCTAAGAACTTGAACAAAAATTTAAAACAAAAAAGCATAACAAAGACTAATATTTTAACTTATCAGTCCATGCCATGCTATACTATCATACTATATACACTACTATACTACTACTACTATACTATTCTTCTTTATCTCCTCCGTTTATTTCTCCTTTCTTATTAGTTAAGAACTTATATAAATGACTAACTACTACTGCTAAGTATACAGTTCCAATCAATGATATTAGTTCATCACTAATCATACCTTTAAACACAGTCATACCTGCAATATAAACAGATAGGACAATTAACTCTACTGCTATTCTTTTTCTAACACTAGGTTTTAAAGTACCTGTGTCTATAAACTCTAGTGCTAAACTAAGCAACTGCATAAATACAACTAAGCCAATCGCTTTTAATGTTTCAATCATTATCTTTCTTTCTCCTTTATTATTAGTTTTCTAATTGGTATGTTTGTAGTTCTCCAGTATATACGAAGCCACCATAAACGTTCCATGATTTTGTACTTAGATTATCGTGCATATTGGAATATACTTTTCTATTCTGGCTTCTGCTATAATCTCCGTCAGGTTGTTCAAACACTTGTAAGTGCAAACCTTTAGCTTTACATTCTAATAAGTAATTACCTCCTCTTTCTGTTGTAGGGTTCATTAGTATGCTATTATCAAAAGTGCAACTGCTTGGAACTTTGATATAATACTCTTTAACTGGGTTTAATATTTGTGCAAAGTTTTCAATCTCACATCTAATTGTATAACTCTGTTCAACTGGGTTAAAATCAACAGTTTCAAAACCTGAATGGATATTGACTTTATAAGCACAACAGAAGTCAAATTCTTCGCTGTAATAAAAACCAAAGTTAGGATAAATTTCTCTGTGTCCTTTGTCCATTTGGTACTGTGTATACTTGTATCTGTCTGCTTCTGAAAGTTGAAACGATTTAGGCCCTTCGCCCTCTGTGATTTGGATATTCTTTACATGCCATTCACTATTAGCATTCATTCTAAAGCGAAAGGTTTTAGAAGTTGGAAGCGTTGAAGCAGTGGTGAAAGAAATATAATGCAACTCCCAACCGTCTGTGACTGCTTTATCACTCCAATTATAAAACAAGTCTGCACCAAGTCTTAAACCTGTTTGTCCGTCAACTGTGACATTTTTAGCGTCATCAACTAAGGAACTACCACTAGCACCGAAATAAGTAAGCATATTGCCTTTTATTTTTCTAGCGTTAAATTGCCAAGTATATCTAGTGTTTGGTTTTAGTTCCACTTCTTTTTCAAACTGATTTGAAACAATGTCAGCTATACCTGTATTGTTTGCAAACTTGAAATAAGTCATTTGAGGGTATAAATCATTTTTACGTTCTATGGTACTTTGACCACCAAAAACATAAAAAGCAAAAGTTTTATACCAGTCATCACTATATACCTCACTAGGCAAAACTTCCCCACCCCTAAACAAGTTATTTACACCGTTGTTAGGTGGTGTTGGAATTATAATCTGCTCTTTAAACATGTTCCAGTAGTTCTTTTTATCTACTTGTATTTCTAACTTATGGCGACCTACTCCGATTAAATCTAAAGGGTTTAACACATCTACTTTTCTACCATTCAAATAACTATCCATTTTTTAGTCCTCTCAAACCATAACCGCTGATAATAAAGTCATCTGCACCGATGTCTAACGAATACTGCGGTTGTCTATAATTATAATTTGCATTAGTTTGTGAATTACGCCAACCTGTGACATCTTTGTCTTTTGTGCATTTAGCTAAAGCGCCATTCAAAACGGTTGTAATCGTCTTAGCTTTGCTATTTACTACCATTTCAGTATTTGAAACTTTACACTTAGGAAAATCAACGCTTGTAGCTTCGCTTTCACTTGGCATGTATTGAGTAGCTTTGTCCCCATCTTCCCACTTATGCCCTGCAGTCCATAAAACACCTGTGCCTGCTATTTCGTGCCTAGGGTTTAGCTTGTCGCCTTTCTTTAAGTTTAAAGTGAAAGAATCTCTTTTCCAATCAAAGTTGTTTCCCATAAACACATCATTAACATCTAACAATTTTTGATTGCCATTTATGTCCCACAATTCAACGAACCTACGTATATTTGCATTATCTCCTGAAGCCTTAATGTAAGCCGAAAAGGTATAAACTCCGTCTTTAGGTGCTGAAAAATACTTATATATACCGCCCCATTGGTCGCTTCTTCTCTTAACAGTTAGACCTTTATATGTTCCGTCATCTGTCCACGCTCCGATGGTTGGCCAATCGCCACTAAAGTCTTTAGTACCCTCTAGCAAGTTAAAGTTAGAATTAAAACGATTAATAGAAACGTTACACAGCCATTTTACACGGTATATTTTCATTTCTACGTCAATATAACCTTGAGCGTACACATCGCCCTCTTTGTAGCTCTGTAAAGGGTCAGCATAATAAAACAGACAGAAGTCCATTTCTTCGTCATAATATAGACCGTTATAAGTGTATTTGTTACTAAAAAATTCAATATATTGCTTTTTATTCATAGCCACACTTATCGTGTCCTTACTAGAGTTAATAAGCTCAATAGGGTTATGAATTAGTAACTCTTCAAAATTTAACCATGAAAACATTTACTCGTATATCCTTTCTAATTTGCATAGTCCTGTCATAAAGTCCATTTCATAAGGAACACAAGGACCATAAGACTGATTTTGTGGGTTTTCGTCTTTAATTCCCCACCATTGGTAACGTGTATTGTACAAGTTCGTGAACATTTGAGGGTTATACTTGACTTCATCGTACTGCACCTTAGGAGTGAACTCGTCATAATCTAACCAGTTAGGTCGAATGTTTTGAAGCATTTCAGCGTTAGTTTTGTCTGTGAAAACTATATGCCCATTCATAGCACCGTCTTTTGGTACAATGGTCCAAGCCTTTAATAGTGCCGTGTCTGAATCTGGTATGGTGTATTCTACCGAACGTTCCCATGCTGATTTGGTAGGGTTGTACTTATAAAGCCACGCTCTTTTTTGTTTGTCATTGATGAATAGAACACGGTCTGGTATTGCCTTAGTACGCTTGTTGTCATAACCTCTGAACCAGTCCTCACTCATGTGGTCTGTTGCTAGATATTTTTGGAACAAAGAAACATTCCAACCGATTGAAATACCCTTGATTGCTTTGAGGTTCGTTTCTGTGTCTACCATTCTAACCCTCCAAGGTCGCATGATTAGTCCGTTTGGTAGCCCGTATGTAGTCATCCAGTCGTTCATATTGCTATAACTTGGTTCTCCAAACACTTGCGGAGGTGTTATTCCAACCCTGTTACGCATAACTTCAACTTCTTTGCCTGAATCTTCATTCACGTAATAAGAACCTAAAGAGTAACCAACGTTTAAAATTGCTGAACGTGGTATTTCATCAACTCTATAACCTTGACTTGCTTGTTTATAGTGGTAACCCTCGATTACTACGTTCGCCATTTCTCCTGCTACTGGGTCAATTGCCGTGTTTTGGTCTACCACATACAACGGTTCTTGTATGGTTGCCCAATCGTTCCCCACTCCGTCAAACGCTTGTCTGTCGTCTTGAAACTGTTCAGGATATAAAGTGTTCCCTGTCATGTCAAACACGCTCTTAGAACCGTTTAAAACGTGAAAATTAACTGTTCTACCACTTGCGTTAGTGTATATATCAGAATCAATTCCAATTAATACACGTTGATTAAGAGGACGACAATAGCACCATACGGCATTCTGTTTTGTATCTCCTCCGAACAGTTCATAATTTTCATCGTTCAGTTGTCCACCCCAAACGTAATCTCTAAAATCGTTACTATCTGAATCAGAATACCCTGTGTAAACAGGTCGTGAATCTGCCATGTCTTGGCTCTTAAAATAGTTATATTCTTCTTCTGTTGTAACGTATGGTGTTACCTTGTCCATTTCAATCTTAGGGAAAAACAAGCCGATTTGTTCCTCTTCTCCTGTGCTATCTAATTCAACAGTTAGACCTAACTTTCCAGTCGTTTCCGTATTGTATAGCGTAACTAATTCACTAACAAAAGTGTATTGCCATGGTTCAACTGTATAAGTACCCACACCAACCACAGAATTGCCGTAGAAGAGTTTTAAAGTGAAGTCTAAGGGTTTTCTACCAAAATTAGCTAAACGCATTGAAACGCCCATTTTTTGCCCTTGTGTGAGGTTTGGTTTTACTGGTAATTTTTCCCAATGTGTCCAATATTGCCACCCCCATGTTCCACTAGCGTTTTTAGGGTTGTAAAGTCTAATACCTAAGCTATAAGGTCTATGCCAATCACTAGGGAATTGGCTAGTTCTGTCTACTTCGCTTAAAGTGTTCAGTTTAAAATAATGACTAGGGTCAAATTTGTCTGGTTCTTCTGATGTGTCCCCTGTTAAAAATCTAAGGTTTGAACGTGTCAACAAGTTCCATTGTGGTAACTCTTTACAAAAGTCTAGCCCTGTTTTTTCGTTCCAAGTATATGCCTTATTCAATCGCCAAGCCCTCCACTAAGTCCACTAGTTCTTTTTCTGTGCTTACTTCGTCAACTTTTTGCTGTTTAAGTTTAACGTTTGCGTCAATATAAACACCCTCAATCTCCATTAATTTCAACAATGCCGAACGGTCTGGCAGTTTATTGACTTCGGTAACTGTTCGCCCTGTTTCCGTCTTTCGACCGTTAGGGTTGTTTTTATACTGGATAACTGTCTTTGTTTCTTTTCCTCCAAAAGCTAGGGTTTTCAACGCATCTAGCATTTTTTTATTTTCTTCTTCTGTCATAGCCATTAAATGAAATAGTCCTCACTTTCTTCGCTTTCTAAGAACCACCACATCAAGTTAATTAAAGCGTCTGCCAAATCAATCTTGTCTGTATAGCCCTTTTTGATAATACGCATTAGCCCAAAATCGTTTATTTTCGTTTCTGCGTTCATTAAATGCACCGCTAGTAGTTTACTATCAAAATGAATTTTACCTTCTTCCATTAGCTTCTGTGTGGCTTCAAGAGTATTTGATAGCTTAAAACTGTTCTGCATTACTTTGTTATAAAATTCAATGTCATAAGTTTGTTCAAATTTATCAATGAAATTCTTGGCATAGTTAGGGTCATAATTCAACGCAATAGGAACACTACCGTTCATAGCACTCATAAAAGAGTCCCACGCTTCATCTGTCATGTTATTTATGCCCTCGTGTGTTACTGTTTCCCCTAAGTGTTTAAACTTATCTTCTGCACTCTCTGGCATGACAGGTATAGCTTTAAAATAATAGTGTCCGTTTTCTCTGTAACCTATCACAGTACCCCAAACATCGCCACGAACTGAAAAATCTGAACCGATAGCAACTAAGCGACCCTCAAAGTCTAATGGTGGCACTAGGCACTTATCTACAATTTGTTTTGTAAAGATTGTAGTGCTGTCAGTCATAGACAAATTAAAGCGTTTAGTGATAATTTTAGCCATTTTCACAGGGTTACCAATTGCACCTATGAAGTCTTTTTGAATGTCCTCAAGTGTTAAAGTGTAGCCCAAAGCGGGGTTTGCTTTAATGTATTTAGAACTGTCTTTTACTTCGTCATAATCATCTAAAGCATAATAGAAAACCCAATGACTGAAATCGTCATCTTTTACCCATTCTTTCCAACTTTCTAGCTCATCATCATAAGCACCGCCACGGATAACGTTGTTTGTGGTAGAAATAAAAAGCGTACCCTTATTTTTTCTTAACCCCTGTCTAATAGTGATAAGAGGGTTCTTTTTAAATGCCCCGAACTCATCTATGATAACAAGTTGTTCACGTCCGCCATCTAGCGTGTCCTCGTTACTAGCATAGATAGAAACCTCTGTACCTTTACTTTTTAGAATTGAGTTATCTTTTACCAAAATTTGTTCTTTGTTCAACTTGAATTGATTTTTAAACTTATTAATGACAGTACCTTGACAGTTTCCCATAGCTCTGAAATGCTTCATCAAGATTTTTTCAGCTTGGTCTTTTTTAGTAGCCATTAAAGCGATGACGCTATTAGGCTTAGGAAATAAAAAGAGTTCAATTAAGGCTATCATTACATCAAGAATAGATTTGGCATTTGAACGTCCTACAATTACAACAAACTCGTCAATCTGATAAGGTGTGCAATACATCAAAGTAAGCACCGCCTTGTGATATGGTATGATTTTAAAGCGTTCGTTATTAGGCAAAGTCATAAACTCCTCAATGAAATTAAAGATTTTTTCTGCCTTTTTGTAGTCTATTTCATG